AGAAACATATCAAAGTGCCAATTATAAAACTGTCCTTTTTTGTATTTAGTAAATTGACACGTTTCTGATCTATCAAATTCAAAATTCCAACCTGCGTTTTTATTGGCTTCATAAACATAAGGATGTATCTCTTTGTATATCCAAGGTTCATTTACCCAAACAACGTTTGAGTTTCTTTTCTTATGTAGATCTTTTATTCTTTTTTTAGTTAACTTCTTATTTTTAAATTCGTCTGTTGTAGCTGTCTCATCTTTTTTAGATAAAGAATGCTTTATAAGTTTATCACAAAAACGAGAGCTCAAAGCAGATTTAAAATACCAATAAAAATATTTTTGAATCATGTCCTTCTCATTTCAGGAAGAGGAAAACGAATCATTTGATTGGGTAGGATTTTAGAATTACATTCCATTCTATTAAAAAACGTAACCATTATAAATCTTTCTTCTTCCAGGTTATCATCTAAAAAAGAGTTTGCCATATGCCACTGTGAAGCATCAAACATAACTAATCTGTTGTACATAGAATCTATTTCTATGGTTTTATTAAAACGTTCGTTGTGTGCTTTTAATTGTTTTTCAACTTTTACTTTAGGGTCTAAAAAACTTTTGTGAGCAAGTTCCCAATCCCTGTAGGCTTTATCAAAAGCTTTGGGTTTACAAATAGAGGTTCCGCAACCTTTATGTTTACTTAAATAAACAATAGCTGTTAATTGATCGTTATGATCTTGATGAATCCAACCACCATTTTTATAATCTTTACCAGAAATTTTTTGAAAGAATTGATTAGCTCTCCATACCATATTTGTATAATTCATAGGATATAAAATTGCCATCATCTTTTCAGTAGCAAACTGAAAAAAATTATCTTCTGTTTGATCTGTTCTTATACCTGGATAGTTTTTTTGTGTTTTACTATATGATAGACTTAAACCATAATCTCTAACAAAGTCAGGATTATCAAAAAAATTATCTACAATAATTGTTGGAAACAACATTAAAAAAATTTATAAGTTATAGTGTTAATAAAATTAATATCGTTACTTCGGTTGGTGGTTATATAATAACTGCATATTGCAGGAAACATAATAAATTTATTACTATCTAACTTTACTGTTTTTTTTAAATTTTTAAATTTTTTATCATCGTAAGTAATAACTACAGAACAAGAATTTTTTTTAACTTTTGTTCCATATAATAAAACAGCATCTGGACTCTCCTTAAGATTATTAAAGTCTGCTTGCAGTAATGGAGGAGAGGCTTCTCGTGGTTGATAAATCTCACCCCAACTTTTTTCATTAACTATTTTTATTCTGTCTTTTAAATAAATGTATTCTCTAAGATATGTATTTAATCGATCCCAGGTTTTAGTCCACCCAAATGGCATTTCAAATATATCATTGTTTAAAGTTTCAACAATTAACTCTTCAGGGTCTAAGTCCCATTTCTTTGGCATATCTACATAACCTTGATATAAAGCTAGTTCTGATAAGACTTCTTTATCTACTGGTTTATCTAAATGTTTTTTTGCCATACTAAAAATAATTAATATTTAAAACTACTCTGACTTTTTCATCTGTATGCGTCGTACCTGTATGTTTTAAATTAGAAGGAAACATAACAATTTTATTTTCTTCGCTTTTAATTTCTTCTCCTGTTTCAAATATAGTTATACCATTATTAGTATTAATGTAAAGTATGGCAGTTTTACACTTAAAAGGTGCATCTGTATGAAGTCCAAAAGGTTTAATTTTAATATCTTTAGTTGTTAAATTACCTTTTACCCTGACCAAAGATTTAACGTTTAGCCTGTCAATAACAGGTTTAATAACTTTAAAATAATCACTGGTAACTAAATTGTCTTTATAAAAAAAATGAATAAACTGAAAATGTTCGTCTCCTTCTTCTATCTTGCAATCGTTGTAAAACCACGGAAAATATTTACCCATTATTTGTTTTTTAATATCAACAAATAAAAAAGGATCTACAAAATTTTCTTTTATCTTAATCATAAATAATCACTGTGAAAATCACTGTTAAAAGATATCACCGTCTTTCTAGCATTTGATTTAATTATAGGAGAGCAATGTAAAGTAGATGCTGGAAACGTAAGCAAATCTCCTTCTTTTACATTTATATTTTTTATAATTTTTTTATCATAACAATTTTTAAATTGTGTCTTTGCACTAGTGTCTTTCATTTCTACATAATATATATGACTCCAATTTGAGTGAGCATGATTGTGCCACCCATGAAAATTATTTTTTCTGTATTGTTGAAACCACATTCTACTTATGTCTACAATTTTAAAAGAGTCTTCTAACTCTAAACATATTTCATTAAGATAAGGAGTTAAGACTTTTATAACTTCTTTTACATATTCTCTCGTCTCTCCTTGAGGTCCTCTAGGAGTAGAATCTAACCAATCAGAATTTGTTATGTAATCTTTTGAAGGTAAATTTTTGGAAGGTATGGGCTGTGCGGGCATATTCTTAATATGATTAAGAACTATTTTTTTTAATGTTTTATGTTCTTTAATTTTTTGAACAAAGAAACAACTGTTTATTTTAATTTTTTTCATTTAAACGTCATACTTTATATTAAAAGATAAGGCATACTTAGGTAGATTAGTTTTATTTCTTCTAGTGTAATGTTCTAAAAAAGAAGAAAATATAACAACTTTTCCTTTCTCAGGTTTAATAATTTTTTTTATTTGTGGAAAATATAACTTTTGTTCATGGCTATTAAAATAAATTACTCCAGATAAATAACATGGATTATGATCATGCTTCTTAGTATACTCACCAAAAAGTTCTTTAATACCCCACGCTTCTTGAAAAGAATATTTACTATCCATATTTTCTCTTTCATCTAAGTAATCAAAAATTTCTAATAACAATAAAATAAATTTTTTATCTTTATTAAAATAATCCCAATCAGTCATCTTTCCATTAATACTAATGGCATAGCTATTCTTTGAATTTTTTATACCCTCTTCTATTTTATTAATAAAATAATTACTGTCTAAATTTAAATGTCCAGTTATAAAAATATAATCTCTTTCTATTTTTTTAGTTATGTCTTCTTTAACTTTCATCTAGTATAATTATCTAATTTATATAACACATAATTAATTTTATTTAAATTAAATTCTTTTATATTTTTAATTTCATAGTTAATATTACCCCAACTTGCTTTTCTAATATTTAATTGTTCAAAATCATTTGCTAGTTTAATTAATAAAAGATCAAGGTTTTTTAACTGCAAAATATTATCTCTATCTGTGGTTTCAAATAACCAAACTAGTTTTTCAGCTTTTTTGCCAATTAATTTTTGTATGTCTTTTCTTGTAACTTTTAGATTTGGATTATAGTATTTATTACCATAGATATTATGAAACATACCAGCCATAACAGTATCAAAATTACATCCCCAGTGTTCTAATATATCTGCAACATTAACTAGATGTTCTAAAAAAGTTTTACCGGAGTGTTTGAGTTTGTCTGCTTTTTTATTTAATAAAAACTTAATGCTTTTTTTATATACTTTTTTGTTTTTGTACATCTTTCTTTCTAAAGAATATGTTATTAATCAAGTACTTGATCAAAAGGACCGTCAGGATCAGCAGGGGTAAGAACCCATTTTTGATTTGCTTCATCCCAATTATAATGTCTTACTTGTCTAATTTCTTCTAAAGTTAATTCTGGTGGATCTCCGACTGGAGAAACCCATCTAGCTTCTTCTACATTTAAAACAAAACTTGCATTTTTTTTAGGTGGCATGAATATCTCATTAACAGGATCCCAAGTTCCACCTCTTACTGCAAAATTTCCTCTTAAAGCTTTTGAGTTATCTCCTGATGTATGTGCGTTTCCATTAGTATTGTAAGAAGTTTGAATCCATAAATGAGCAGGCCAAGAATGATGATACTCTAACCAACGTTGACCTACTGCCTCGTCTTCAACTCCGTCATCGTTTAACATATTTTTATCACCCATCGTTAAGACGGTTAACACATTATTGTTTTCATCTATTTTAGCAAAATGAGCCATATATTAACTCCCTTGAAATCTGTATCTAATTATAACCACTCCAGATCCTCCTCCACCTGATCCTCTACATGCTGGTGGTGTTGATCCTTGTGGTCTTCCACAACCTACGTAAGTCCCACCTCCACCGCCTCCGGTGTTAGCAGTTCCATTCTGTCCGGGGTTTCTAGCAGGGGCTCCTGAGCCTCCTCCGCCCGATCCACCTCCACCACCGCTGTGATGAACTTGGTTTCCAGGATTGTAAATCCCGCCGCCTCCGCCACCTCCTCGTGTGACTGACGAACCTGTTATTGAATTAGCTGTTCCAGCTCCGCCTGATCCTCCGGCTCCTGGTGCATTTTGGCCAGCGCAAGAAGCGCCTCCGCCTCCGCCACCACCATTGGCTTTCCACTGGTCTGTTCCTTCTCCGCCATTATTTCCTTGAGAGGGATCTGTTGGTGGAGTGTTTCCATCTCCTCCTGGTCCTGAAGATCCTCCGCCATCTTTTCCAGCCCCGCCTCCGCCAGATCCACCATCATCAGCTTTTGGACATCCGCATCCAGTTCCACCTCCGCCGCCTCCGGCAGATGTAATAGTTGAAAAAGTTGAATCGTTTCCTGGCGATTCTACGCCAGTACAAGAATCAGTTGATCTTGCACCACCCGATCCAACTGTAATTGAATAAGATTGTTTTGCTATTGTTAATCCACAACAAGAAGAAGGATAATTAGTTCTAAATCCTCCTGCTCCTCCTCCGCCTCCCATTCGAACTCCACCTGTTCCGCCGCCAGCAACTACTAAATAGTCAACTGTTCCAAAACAAGTTCCAACGTTAGAAACTGCAAAAGTTCCCGGTGAGTTAAATGTGTGAACTTTGAAGTCGCCATCATCTGCAACGCAACCTCCTGTTGCTTCTGTGTAAGGTCCTGCAGCAGCGCCACCGGAACCAAATCCTAAAGTTTTATATCCAAAACCAGCCATATTACTCCTTATGCGTCGTTAGCAGCATCAGTAGTAAAGAATAATTTAATACCCAATAATTTGGCATCTGCCGTTAAACTATCTGCTGACACGTCTCTTGATATTTGAAAGAAAACATACTCATCTGCACTAGGTGAGCCTGCAATAGTAACTGCTCCACTTTCTGCTGTAACTGCTAAATCGTTTGCTGTACCACTCATAGCTTTTGCTGTAGGTAAAACTGCAGTACCAAACGCAGTGTTTAAATCTCCATCATCTGCTAATGCAACACCTTGCAAAGCCCATGCTGTAGTTCCAGTATTTGTTGTATTTGCTGTAAAAAATGCTTGAAAAGTTACTGTTCCCTCATTCCATGATTTAGGAAAAGCAACAGCAAATTGTGCAAATTCATCTGAATCTTTATCAAAGTCTAAAGTTTTAAGTTCAGGTCCATTAGATAATTCTGTTTGAGCTATGTCGGCACATCCATTTGTAGAATTAGGGTACATAGCAACTGCAGGAACCCAAATAGTTTCTTTACCTGCTATCTTAATTGCACCAGTAGCATCACCTGCGTCTACTGCTTTAGCAACTCCAGTTCCGTTTGGAGCAATAGTTATATCTCCATTGGAACCATCAGTAATTGTAATTGTACCTGAGTTAGTTCCTGAATTTGTATCTAAAATTAAATCATGTGCACCACTTGAAGTTATAGTTGCATTACCGCTTCCAGATCCTACAACAACCTCTCCAGTTCCATTTGGAGTTAAAGATATATTTCCATTAGATGCATCTGTAATTGTTATAGAAGAAGAGTTTGTTCCACTGTTTGTGTCTAACACCAAATCATAAGCACCACTTGATGTAATAGCAGCTGATGCAGCTCCTGTTCCAAAAACAGTTTCACCAGTCCCTTTTGGTTTAATAGCTATGTCAATATTTGAATCACCACCTGTTGCAGATAATGTTGGATCATTTCCTGTAGCAGCGTTTGCTATTGTAAATTCATTTACGGCAGCACTAGTAGCTGTAACTTTTGCAAGCTCGTTTCCATTTGTATCCAAAATAGAAGTTCCAACTTTAGGTGAAGTTAAAGTTTTGTTTGTTAAAGTCTGTGTTCCAGTAAGTGTTACGTCACCAGCAGGTAATTCAATTATATCTGGATTTGTGCCATCATTTGCAGAAGCAAATACAATTTTAGTGGCTGCAGGTCCAACTGTTACAGAATCTCCTGATCCAGAAACATATTTGAACACTACATTTTGTGATCCACTTGTTGAATTTTTTAAAAAATAAAAAGTTTGAACATCAATAGGTATAGTTACATTTCTTGAACCAGTTAAGGTACCTGTAAACTCAATCATTCTGTGTGAAAGAGTTGCACCAGTCGATCCATCTGATACAGATAAATCAGTATCTCCTGAATCAGAAACAGCTTGTTGTGTAAAACCACCAGAAATTTGTTCTATAATTTGTAAATTAGTATTAGTTTTTGTTCCCCATGTACCAGCGTTTTCACCAGTTGCTTGAAGTTCTACACCAAGAGGTGTGTATGTTGATGCCATATTTTTCTCCTATGCTACGTCACTATAACTTGTATTTGATCCAGTTGCAACCCCAGAAATACTACTATTAGATCCTGTTGCTGTTGCACTATATGATGAATTTGAACCGGTGTCAACATCACCGTAAATAGGTATTGTTGTTATTTGTCCCAAAAATGTAGTTGATGAGACTCCAGTTAAACCCATTACATCTGCTGGTGTTAAAGCACCTACAGAACTTGTTGAGGATAATCCAGTTAATCCTATAACATCCGCTGGTGTCAAAGAACCAACAGATACTGTTGAAGATAAACCTGTAGGTACAATTACAGGGTTTGATGAAATTACTACATCTCCAACATTTGTTGTTGAAGATACTCCTGTTAATCCCATTACTTGATTTGCAGGTGTTATGGCTCCTACAGATACTGTTGATGATACTCCAGTTAAAGTTATACTTTCTACTATAGCTACTGTACCAACATCAACTGTAGAACTAACACCTGTTATTCCTATTACGTCAGCAGGTGTAATGTCTCCAACACTTGCAGTTGAAAATACTCCAGTTAGTCCCATTACATCAGCAGGCGTAATAGAGCCAACATTAGTTGTTGCAGATACCCCAGTTAACTGAACAAGAGAATTTATTGAAGCATCCCAAGGTTCTTCACCCCAACCATTTCTGCCCCAACCAACAAGAGTTCCAGAATTAGAAAGATCGCCAACTGCAGAAGTTATAGATTGACCAGTTACTCCAATTACATCTGCAGGCGTAATTTCTCCTACAGAAGAGGTAATTTCTAAACCGCTTACTTCTACTTTGTTAACAGTTGTTATGGTTCCAAGAGAAGAAGTTATTTCTAATCCAGTTGGTTCTACAGAATACTCTACACCCCAACCAGAAATACCCCATTCTTGTCTACCCCAACCATCAAAATTAGAAGCCTCTACCTCTCCAACAGAAGTAGTAATTCCAAAACCTGTTGGTGTTATAAGAGTTTCTAAATCAACAGTTGGAAAAGTTGCATCAACGTTTGAAGAAAGACCTGTTACTTCTACTGTATTAATAGTTGTTATTGAACCAATAGAAGAACTAGTAGATAAACCTGTTGGCTCAACAGCATATTCAACACCCCATCCAGAATTATTCCAAGATTGTCTACTCCAACCTTCTAAGTTAAAAGATTCTGTTGTTCCTAATGCTGATATTGATCCTGGTGAAGTAATTGATACAACTACCTCATCAGATTGCCAAGTATTGGCTCCCCAAGTATTGTTGCCCCAGGTTGATGCCATAAGGAGTTCCTCCTTATGCTAATCTAATGATTGCCGTTGTTGCTGCTGCCGCAGGGAATTGAATTGTGAACTCCTCTC